AGGTTCTCAACGATGACGCTGCTCGCCAGTATGTAATGGCCGCAGATGACACAACAACTAACAACGCTGGTCTTATCCCAACGCGTCAGTTGACCGAAATCATCAACCCACTATCAAACGCAGATCGTCCGGCAGTAGATTCAGTATCTCGCGGCGTTCTACCTGATGCTGGAATGACTTTCGAAATTCCAAAGATCACCGCTGTCCCAACAGTCGGCGAAGAAGCTGAAGCTGCTGCAATTGACGAGACAGGAATGACAAACGAATTCCTTTCAGTATCAGTCAAAAAGTATGCTGGCGGACAAACATTCTCCGTTGAACTTCTTGATCGTTCTTCACCTGCGTTCTTCGATGAACTCGTTCGTCAAATGGAATTTGCATACGCAAAGGCAACCGACGTAGCAGTTATCGCTGGCCTTGTTGCTGGCGGAACTGATGGCGGAAACCGCACACTTGACGCGGCTGGATTCTTGGATTTCGTATCCGATGCTTCCGTATCCGTTTACAAGAACACTCTTGGAACTGCAACAAACATTCTCGTTAGCCCTGAACAATGGGGCAACATTATGAACCTTGCTGATGCTGGCCGTCCGATTTATCAGAATCTCATTGGCCCATCTAATCAAGGTGGCGGCCTTTCCGGCCAATCAGTTCGCGGTAACGTTCTAGGTCTAAACCTACGCGTTGCTCGTAACCTTGCAACCGCAGCTCCAACTGGCGATAACTCAATTATTATCGTCAACCCAGATGCCTATACTTGGTATGAATCATCTCGCTTCCGTCTACAGACAAACGTAGCTCTCAACGGCCAGATTGAGGTTGCTTACTACGGCTTCGGCGCATTAGCTACAAAGGTCGGCGCTGGTGCTTACCGCTGGATGGTTGCTTAGTCCAAGTCAATAGTTAGGCCCTGTCCGCTCCCGAGCAGGGCTTAACCCCTTAGAACGAAAGGAAGGCGAGATGCCAACAATAGTCACGGCCACAGAGCTAAGAACCATTCTTGGCGTCTCGTCATCCCTATATTCAGACGCTTATTTGAACGACATTGTGGACACAAGTGAAAATCTGATTCTCCCAATGCTCGTCACTTTTCAAAGCAAAATCAACAAAGTAAAACTTGAGGATAATGTGGCTTATTTTGAGACTGCCACAATTCACGAATTTACCGAAGGACAATCCGTCGTAATTACTGGATGCGGATCTCCTTTTAATGGAACTCACACAGTAACCGACGACGAAATTACCGATTATGTATTTACCGCAGCCATCACAAATGCAGACATACTGGAGAAGAACATTATCCCAGCCGGAAACGCTGCGCTCTCTGGATTATCAACCTACGTCGGCAACCCTAACGTTGAGTCTGCCGTTTTGGCTATTTCTGTCGAAATCTTCCAAGCCCGAACCGCAGCTGGCGGATCAATCGAAGGAATCGACTTCGCAGTAACTCCTTACAGACTTTCAAAGAACCTTCTCGCTAAAGTAACTGGCCTTCTCGGGCCTTACCTCGACGTTGAGACAATGGTGGGTTAAATGCCCTCCACAGTTTTATCTTCTATCCGGACACCGCTGGCAACTGCACTCGGGTCAGTTTCGGCCAACGTTTATTCGTATGTGCCCGAATCTGTGCAAGTTCCAGCGGTTATTCTTGTGCCAGATTCGCCTTACCTAGAACTCAACACAATTAACGACGCAACTATCCACGCAAAGATTAACCTAACTATCACTTGCGGAGTTGCTTATCTTTCTAATCCGGCTTCTCTTGATAATCTTGAGCAGTTGATATTTTCAGTTTTGGCAGTCATACCGGACGGCTACACAGTCGGCCCAGTAGAGCGGCCATCGGTTACGCAAGTGGGAGCGGTTAATTTATTAGTCGCCGATATTCGCGTCTCCACCTATTACACACAAACCAATTAAGGAGAAAAAGTGGCAACCACAGTAATCACCGGTCGCGACGTCTCGTTGTCTTTCACAGGTGGAACGGACATCGACGCCCAAGCAACCAACGCGGTTCTTACAAAGACCAACGTTCGCGAGACTTATCAGACTCTCGATGGCGAGGCTTACAAGACAGTTAACATTGAAGGCACATTCCAACTCGATATGCTCGCCGACTGGGGTAAAGCTAACTCAGTATGCGAAGCACTTTGGGCCGCAGCTGAATCCGCACCTGATACAACAATCAGCGTAACAATGACCGCCGCAACTGGCGCTCAATTTGTTTTCCCAATTCTTCCAGAGTTTCCTACCGCTGGCGGTTCTGGAATCGACGCACAAACAGTATCCTTCACCTTTAAGATTTCAAAGGGCGAAGTAACAGAGACATTTAGCTAAGAGGGAGATCGGGAGATGAAATTAGCAATCACAATTAAATACACCAATGGCGAGGAAGTCACCTACAACGCCGGACTCCCTGAGTGGGCGAAGTGGGAACGCAAAACTGGCAAGTCGATTTATTCGATGAAGGATATTTCGGCCTACCAACAAGCGGACTTCCTCGACCTAGCCTACTTTGCTTACAAACGCGAAGCGGCAGGAAAGCCGACTAAATCCCAAGAGATATGGGAGTTATCGGTTGAAGAAATGACGATAGGAGATGAAAGCCCAAAAGCTTCGAATCCGGAAGCATAAACCGACTCATAGTTGAGATCGCGATAGCAACCGGAATCCCGATGAGCGAGTGGACTGACATCGACCAAGTATTAACGGCGATTGAAATACTGAAGGAGCGCAAAGGTAATGGCAGATGAGCCGATTTCCTATGACAAGCGCCAACTTAGGTCAATCATTACCGCCTTCAAAGCGATGGACGATGAAGCTGTTGATGCGGCTAAACGCGAAAGTTTTGCGCTGGCTCAATACGCAGCCAACGAAGTCAAAGCCTACGGAATCACTCGAACCTTTGGACAAGCCGTTGTCGATCGCATTACAAGTGGCGTTAAAGTTTCCAAAACCTCGAAGATTGGCGAGCTCTCTTACGGATTTGCGTCTCAGCGTTTCTCTGGTGGAGGATCAACTAAAGACCTCTGGGCAGGTTACGAATTCGGATCTAATCGTTATCGTCAGTTCCCACGACGCACTCCCCGTAAAGGTCGAGGAAATTCTGGCTATTTCATCTATCCAGCACTTCGCAAAATTCAGCCTGAACTAATTCGCAAGTGGGAAGAAGCATTTAGCAAGATTATTGGAAAGTGGGATGATTAATGGCCGGAAGTAGAACGCTTAAGTTATCCATCCTTGCCGACGTTGATGACCTTAAAAAGAAACTAGACGTAGGCTCGAAAGAAGTTGAAGGCTTTGGCGGTAAGTTAGAGAAGTTCGGCAAAGTCGCCGCTGCCGCTTTTGCTGCGGCTGCTGCCGCTGCTGCTGCTTATGCTGGCAAGTTAGCGATTGAAGGCGTCAAAGCTGCGATTGAAGATGAAGCTGCACAAAAACGCTTAGCCACCGCACTTGAAAGCGTTACAGGCGCAACGGAAGCGCAAATTGCCGCAATCGAGGATCAAATACTTAAAACCTCATTGGCGACCGGAGTTGCTGATGACAAACTGCGTCCGGCGTTGCAACGTCTAGCGACTGCGACTGGAGACCTTACTAAATCTCAAGATTTATTGCAATTGGCTTTAGACATTTCGGCCGCGACTGGCAAAGATGTAGAAACTGTCTCTAATGCCTTAGCCAAAGCTTATGAAGGCAATACAGGGGCTTTAAGTCGTTTAGGGGTTGGTCTTTCGGCCGCTGAAATTAAAACCTTAGGGCTAGAGGGAGCAGTCGAGCAATTAGGTAAAACTTTTGGTGGAGCGGCAGCCACGCAAGCTAACACTTTTGAAGGTCAAATAAACAGACTAAAAGTTGGTTTCGATGAAGCTAAAGAATCTGTGGGAGCGGCATTATTACCAGCGTTAAAAAACTTACTTGACTATTTTACAAACACTCTAATTCCTAAATTTATTGAGGCTAAAAACAAAGCAATAGACCCAATTAAAAAAGCCTTTGAAGATAATAAAGAAACCCTTCAAGATTTATGGAAGTTTATCAAAGATTATTTAGTTCCTATTTTTGAGAAGGTTTTAGTAAATGCAATTGAAAACGCTGGTAAGGCGATAGCTGGCATAGTCGCAGTCGTTTCCAAAGTATTTAATGGCATTAGATCCGTCGTCGATAATGCGATTGACGGCATAAATGCCTTTATCAAGGCATATAACGCAATTCCAATATTGCCAGACATTAAAACAATTACTAAGCCTAGTTGGGTTACAGGAACGACAACCGGAGCGATTGGCAACTATCAAATGAGCACCGGAACGGTTATAAGCACTCCTACTCCGATAACTCCAGTCGTCACAAACACAAATCCAATAACTCCAGCAATTACTCCTAATGCAATCATTACTCCAGAAATCATTCCAAGCGGTAATGCAATTCCATCAAATTTCAACGTCGCAGCTGTTCGCGCTGGTGAGGAACGCGGAAATGTCACAGTTAACGTAATGGCTCCGAGCGCTATTGACGAAGAAGGATTTACTCGAGCTGTCGTCTTAGCTCTTAACAACTCAACCAATCGCGGCACTACTGGTGCTGGCGACCTACGGACTAACGCTCAAATTCTATGACCGCTTGGACGCCCGTATGGAGAGTGAGAGCTAACGGCGATACTGTCACCGGCGTAACTCTTGCGAATCTAAGTATCACATCTGGCCGAACAGATATTAACTCGCCTACCCCTGCTGGCTATTGTTCTTTGCAACTTATTAACACAAATAACAGCGTTTATAGTTTTGCTGTTAATACTTCTATTCTTATCGAAGTCCAAGATTCAAATGGCGATTATGTACCGCTCTTTGGCGGTCGCATTTCTGACCTTCGCCAAATTGTTACAAGTGCGGGATCAGAAGCCGCTGTAACAACAATCAACATCACAGCCACCGGAGCTTTAATCAGACTCCAACGGGCGACCTTTGATGGCAACTTGGCTCAAGGATTAGACGGCGCACAAATCACCGACCTACTAGATGATTTATTGTTGGCGAGTTGGAACGAACTCCCACCCGCCGAGACTTGGGCTACTTACGAACCAGCTACAGAGACTTGGGCTAATGCTGGAGATATTGGTTTAGGCACTATTGACGCTGGCCAATATACGATGGTTAGCCGACAAATTACCGACCAAGTCATTTCTAACATCGCCAATCAAATTGCTTCATCCGCTTTGGGGTATTTGTATGAGGATGCCAATGGCAATATCAACTACGCCGATGCAAGCCACCGACAGGATTACCTAGTTGCCAACGGATATACCGACCTCGATGCTAATCACGCAATTGGCGCAGGAATCGGGATAGTTCAGCGTCAGGGCGACATAGCCAACAAAATCATTATTGACTATGGCAATAACTTTAATTCACAATACATCGCCCAAGACACTGTGTCACAAGCCACTTATGGCCTTTATGCTGAGCAGTTTTCGAGTTATCTCAAAAACGCAGCCGACATTGAGGATATGGGCGACAGGCTTATTCAGCTTCGTTCCTATCCTCGCTATCTTTTCCAATCCATAACTTTCCCACTTCAAAACCCTGAGATTGACGACGCGGATCGAGATGCCCTGCTTAATATCTTTATGGGTCAACCCATCCGAATCACTAATCTTCCGCCACAAATGCTTGGTGGCGAGTTCACTGGTTATGTAGAGGGATGGACGTTTAGGGCGTCGGTCGGTGGGCTTTCGGTTACATTCAACGCTTCACCCACAGAGTTCTCGGCTGTAGCCCAACAATGGGCGCAGGTCAACGCAGCAGAAAGCTGGAATAGTGTGCTTAATACCTTAGAATGGCAGGACGCGATAGGAGTGATTAGTTAATGGCAACGACAACCAATTTTGGGTGGGAGACCCCAGACGATACCGATTTGGTCAAGGATGGCGCTCTCGCCATTAGAACACTTGGATCGGCAATTGACACTTCTTTAGTCGATCTTAAAGGTGGAACGACTGGCCAAGTTTTATCCAAGACTTCTAATACAGATATGGATTTTACTTGGGTTACTAGCGATGATGCCAACGCAATTCAGAACGCCATCGTTGACGCTAAAGGTGATTTAATTACTGCAACGGCAGCAGATACTCCAGCTCGTTTAGCAGTAGGCACAAACGGCCAAGTCTTAACAGCCGACTCAACAACGGCTACAGGTTTAAAATGGGCTGCTCCAGCGGGCGGTGGAAAAGTGTTGCAGGTAATATCAACCGAACTAACCGGCACATTCACGACAACTTCGTCAACCGCAACGGACGTAACAGGATTATCCGTTTCAATAACACCGAGCTCAGCGTCAAGCAAGGTGTTAGTTCACTATAATCTAGCTTTATATAATGCGGCTGGAACAGGTATTTCATTTATGAATTTGGTTAGAGGCTCTACTGCTTTGTCACAAGGAACCGCAAGCGGTAGCAGAATTGTTGCAACTGGAGGCATTGACGGGACTAATAATTATGGCCCGCAACCCGCTATTGCTGGAAATTATTTGGACTCTCCAGCAACTACTTCGGCAACGACCTATAAAATTCAAGTATGGGCGCCCAATGGGACGACGACAGCAGTAAATAGATCCGTTGAAGATAGCAATCAGTCAAATCGCCCCCGCTTTGCGTCAATTATTACAGTAATGGAGATTGGAGCGTAAAATGGATTTAACTTTAATTTTAAATTATTTAAGACCAAAAGAAGAGTGGAAAATGTCGAATAATGATTACGATACTCTGGAGTGGTTATCAAATACAAAAAAACCAACATTGAAAGAAATTGAAGATGCGGAATCTGCGGCATTAGCCGATTTTGAATTGAAAATTCAACAAGTCGAAGTCAAACGCGAAGCAGCTTTAGCCAAACTTCAAGCGCTTGGTTTAGATGTCAATGATTTGAAAGCGCTCGGTCTTGGCTAAACTTTGTAAAGCTGGGCAACAACTCAGAGAGCAGATAGACGATGATTATCCTGATCGCGATCGTAAGTCTGATGGTTGGGTGGCTGATGCTCGTCACGTTGCCAAAGGCACTTCTGACCATATTCCAAGAGACGGAATCGTTAGAGCTTTAGATATAGACGCCAATCTCAACGCGCATCCTGAGGAAACTTATGCGCTGGTGGAAAAGATTCGCAAGTGTGCCAAGCGCGGAGATAAGCGCATTAAATATATTATTTACGATGGCAAGATTATGAGTCCTATATTGGGATGGAAGCGCCGGAAATACAAAGGCGCTAACCCTCACCGCTCGCACTTTCATATTAGCTTTACAACTTTGGGAGACAATGACGGCAAATGGTTCGATCTTGAAGGAGACAGAAATGAGCGACTTAAAGAAGATGGCGGAAAGCTGGGCCAAGACATTCCTAGCAACAGCCCTAGCAACCTATCTCGCGGTGGGTTGGGATGTCGATGCGATTGCAAATGCGGCGCTGGTATCAGTCTTGCCTAGCATTATCAACTGGCTCAACCCTAATTACGAGCGTTACGGCAAAGTCCGGTAATGGATGCAAATACTATCGCTGGATTCGTAGCTTCGGTTCTCGGATCAATCGCTTTACTAATCGCTGGCCTTCGTTACATAATCAAATTAGAAAATATCCCCATAGTGTCGCGCCTTGATAAAATGGAGTCTCAGTTAGAATTAGCCCTATCGAAGAAGGTGGGGGCTAATGGCAACAAGAAAGCGCGTTAAGAAGCCGGTCAAGAAAACAGCTAAATCTCGCCGCACAGTTAAAGAGCTGCCTACCAAGCTTGATTTCTGGGCGATTGCCTGTAAAGAGATTTACGAGACTTGTCGCCGTAATGGAATGGATGAAGGCTTGGCTCTTGCTTTTGCTATGGATCGAAGCGCTTGGCCTGATTGGGTAATCGACCCACAAGATCCGATTAGAAAAATCGGGTGGGAAGATGGCGAGGAAGACGTCTAATTTACCTTCGCGAGGTCGAGTTATTCGAGGCTCTTAAGTCGCTTTATCCGGACTTAACGCCACTATCGGCGACCGACCGAGCTGACGGCATTACCCACGACGCCTATATCGAGATGAAGTGCCGCCGCACTCATTACCCCACTCTTTTGATTGAGAAGAAGAAATGGGATTATCTGGCCGATATAAGGGCTAGAACGGGCGCTCGGACGCTTTATATCAACTCCACCCCACAAGGGGTCTATCAGTTCGATTTAGGGGCTATAAACGAGCCTGAGTGGGAATTAAAGGCCCTTCCAGATAAGACCGACTTCGCCAACAGCGGCAAGGTTGAGAAGCTCTGTGGCTTCCTAGATATCCGACACTCCGAACTCTTACTTGTCTAAATAGATTTAATTAAATACATTTATCCCGTAAATCCATTTAAGGGTTACAGAACGGGAGAATAAGTGATAAATAATCCAGCAGTAATTCGATTTGATTCTACTTCTGGCGCTTGGTCTGACGGTAAAAATTACGTTAAAGGCCAGATTATTCGCAGATACGCAATCGAATCGCTAGGTAGAAAATCAGTGAGAGGGCGGTTAAGCCGCGAAGAAATCTCAGCCTATTGGCTAGATCGATTCGGGGTGAACGCTGATGTCCAATAATTTTACAGCTGAACAAATAGCAATTATTTGCATTGGTTTATTTGTAGGCGGTTTATGGATTAGTGGCCTAATTGAATCGGCAAAAGCCAAAGCTTTTAACGAAGGTTACAAAAGAGGACGGAGTAGCTTGAATGTCAGAGAGATCGTTAAGTGACTGGCTCTCGGATGCTGGTAACACCCTCGATGACAGGGGGCTCGAATATGGTGATCCGAGATTCAATCTTTTACGCATTTTCAAAATCGCGAGGCTGCTCGGTATTCAGCTCAGAGACCCAGCTGACGTGGCGCTCGTCTTTATCGCGACAAAACTCAGCCGAATGGTGGAAAGTCCAGAGCGCGAAGATTCGTATCTCGATCTCATTGGATACGCCGCTATCTTGGGTCGATGCCGATTTTCTACACCGGAAGATTGGGATGACGTTGAGTCTGACTCGCAACTATAACCAGCATCAGTGGTGCGATATTTGTAAAAGTCGCTACGGACAAATGAAAGATGGCACTTGGCACTTAAAAGCCCAGACGCCGGCTGTATGGAAAGTGCAAAGTGAAACCCCTATCCGAAAGGCTCAAGTGAGGTTCTATTGCCAACCTTGCGCCGATGAGGTGCAGAACTGGCCGGACGGAACGTTTTGGTCATTAAAAGAGCAACTAGAAATGGCGATCGATGAGTTCGCCGGACGGGAGAAGTTAAATGTCGAATTACCTTGATGATTATGTAAGTGTCCAAGACCGATTGAAAGAGTTTATAAATGAATATCCGCATTACAGAATTAAAACCCACGTCCTTGAGGAATCGCTTACGCCTAACTGTGATGTCTATATTGTTAAGTGCGAGCTTTATCGGACTGAAGCGGATGCTGCGGCTTGGACAACCGGACTTAGTTCGGAATCAAAGTCAAAACAATATGCTTTGGAACTTGCGGAAACTGGCTCTCTTGGACGAGCTCTTAATCTCGCTGGATATTTTGCAAAGCCAAGCCCTAGCCCAAAGAAACCAATTCAGACGACCAAGCCTGAACTCGCCGAATTTATCAAAGAGACAAGACCAAACGACCCTGAACCGATTGTCTGGGATGTTACGGCTATCGCAGAACAATTCGGAGCGGAAGTAGTCGATGAAGTGCCGCTATGTGCTGAAGGTTGTGGCCCGATGATTCTTAAACAAGGCACAAAGGAAGGTAAAGAATATCGCGGCTGGGTATGCCCAAGACCGAAATCCGGCCATCCTGCTAGATGGATGAGAATTGGATCAGATGGCAAATGGGTATTTCAGAAATGAAAGACGCTCATCCCTTCAAATGTGGGCCTTGTAAGAAGGTGACAGTCCACAGCTATATCACTAAATACGATAGCGAGATAACCGAAGGCGATGAAGTCTGGTTAATGGAGTGTCAGAATTGCTTCGAGCAGCGCCTATTTGATCCCGTAGATCGAGTGATTAATCGAGAGGATGAGATAGGCCGCTGTGACCAATGTGGCAATTACAAGATGAAGAACGCTAAATGCCGAATCTGCCGGATAGCTGATGGGCAAGAGCGCATTAAAGAACGCTATTGGAACGGCAACGCCACTCTTGAAAGATTTATAGATGCCGATATATGAGTTCAAGTGCGATAAATGTGAAGCCATTACGGATGTCGCACTCGGCTTTGATGCTCCCAAAGAAGTAATCTGTCAGAATTGTGGAGTAAGGATGTGGCGAGTATGGACGCCAACACCGACCCATTTCAAAGGAGACGGATGGGCGAGCAAGGAGAAATAAAGCGAAGAATCCACTCAATCAGATATATCCGGCAGATGCTTGAGTGGGGCTTTGA